CTTTGCACCTTTAACACCTCTTCTTGACTTATGCTCTTCTCTACGCTTATCAATAGTCTTACCTCTCTTATTCTCTGAATCAAACATTGCAGGTTCACCGTGTCCTGGTCCAGACCTTCTATAATTTCTGATAGATGCCTTACCATAATCTGAACGACCTTTATCTACCTTTGCTTCAACTTGTACTTCTTCAGTTTTATTCTTAGCATTGGAATGATGTGAGGCATCACCAAACGCAGGATTATTCTTATATGGTTCTGATTGCTTTGCCTTTTCTTTCTTTAATTTTTCTGCTTTCTTCTCAAGGTATTTTTTCATAACACCTTTTGGTTTACCATCTCCCTTATAGAGACCATACGATTCTCCTTCCTTCACACAATCATTAACAGTTTTACCGCCTTTCTTTTTGGTGCCAACTTTCTTGTAACCTTTCCAGCAGTTTAATTTAGTAGCCATACTAGCCTCCAACAACCTGAACTTGTTCTACAACTACACCACCAGATCCAGATCCAGCAGTCAGTTTAACTGCTCTTGATACTTGAGGAATATTTCCTGCAGTAGCATCAGCAGCAGATAATGCATAGTCACCAGATGCAGAAGATGCATCTATATCAGTTGTGATAGTAGTGCCAGTAGCAGATGCCACTTTCTTACCACTAGATGCAGCAGATTCAAATGCAGCAACGAAACCATCTGTATCTCCACCATCTACGGTTTCGATATAATCATCAGCACTGAATGTATGACGACCACCACCAGAGAATCCCTGAATAGTTAATACAGTAGGGTTAGCATCCGTAGCAGCAGAAATCTTTGCATGCTTTGGTTTACCACAATAAATTAATATTGCTTCACCAGCAGCAAGTGTAATTGCTGGACCTGCGTCTACTTGAATACTTGATGCTGCTGTTGCGAAACATCGAAGAACTCCAGTTTTAACCACAACGTATGCACTGCCACTGGCAGACACCGTTTGTGTATCTAATACATTTAATACTGACATTGTTGCCTCTCTAGGTATTACCTATCTACAGGATTATTTATCTTGTTTTTGTTTTAAGAACTTAGCAAGTTCTGTTGTGCTACCAACGAACATGGTGTTGTTAGTAACCTCTGTACTCTTAGAATTTTTAGGATTTTCTATATCATTAACTTTCTTATGTAAATCAGCAAGTTTATCTGCTACGTCACCTACATGTTTAATTAACTGACCAGCAACCTCATATGCTCTAGGTTGATCTGATTCCTGTGCAAGTTCCAATATACCATCAACTGCCTCCTGACCCTTCTCAATCAATGAATATAAATTTCCACGGGTATACTCATAATCTTTCTTAAGTTCTTGAGTGGTATCCTTAACAGGTACCAACTTGTCTGTTCTTTTAGCACAACCGTTCTCTGGTGCAGTGATTGCTTCTACATCCAGAGCTTTCTCTATGCCGTCGAAACTATTCGTCAACGCCTGTGCTTGGGTTTCTTGACTTTCCATCAGTAAATTCACTGTAAATTTCATTGAATCCAAAATCATCATCTGGATCTGCATTTGCTGGATCAGGAGTTGCGGTATACCGAACTTCCCTAGGTGCAGTTACCTTAGAATCAGTAGCATAATCAATAATTGCCTTAGTGATAACCTCACCTGTAGCAACCTGAACAGGACCGTAAAGATAACTCTTAGCAACAAACTGTAATGTATAAACTAGAGTTCTACGTGTATCAAAATCCCCTTCATATACATCCTCATAACTAACATCTTGTAATGTCACTGGATAATCTTTTGATTCACCTATCTCAGGAACCAAATTTAAAGTAATATTAAATGATGGTTGGAATACAGGTAAGATCTGCTCTATTATTTGTAGAGCATCATCCTGATTCTTTGCTAATATACCCAATTCAAAATTGATATTATATGGTACTGGCATGAAGGATTTCTTAGTCGATCCATCATCAGCAGTATATCTTATATATTGAGTTGGAGAAAGTTTTCTCTGAGGGTCATATGATATGCCCTGCATCTCAAATGAAATACGAGGAAGAGTGATCTGTGCAGCATCCTTAGCTGATAGATCACCAACAGCACGAAGACGTGCTAAGAATTTTTGTTTTGGACCATACGCTAAAGGTACCTTCATCACCTGAACGGCACCACCAGATCCAGTGCGACGCACTTCTATGTTATTAAAAAGGGTACCGAATCCGACAACCGTCTTTCTAATTATTTCATGATATGTATAGGTACCTAACATTATAGAGATCCACTAGAGTTTCCAAATTCACCGAAGGGATTACCTTCAGTAAAGTCAACTATGCTATCAGCTTGAGTTTCAAACGTTTGATTCTGATCCCAATCAGAGCTAACATTATTTAGTGTATTATAAGAAGCGGTTGTCCAGGCAGCACCACTGGTCTGTCCTGTAACTGTTTCTGGTATTGAGAATATTCCAGATCTGTTAAAGAGTTGTAGTTGTCTGTTAGTAGAATCCCAAGCTTTAACTTCTGCTGTAACATTAGAAGTTCCACCAGCAACAATCTCACCAACAGTGAAATCACCTGTTCCACCCACAGCAAAGTTAGCAGTGATTGCAACAGAGAAATCCTGTTCGATCTTATCAATTGCAGCAACACCTGTTGAGAAGTCTTCGTCGCTGTATTCGAATAACTCACAACGTATACCCCAAACATATTGCTGACCCAACTGGTAGAAGGGTACTTCATGCTCTACAAATTGTATCTCAAAAATCTTATTTGCCAATGGGAAGTAAATTAAGTCTCCCTCATTTGGTCTACCTTCTACTATAAGAGTAGCATTATCATCTACTGCAGAAGTAAATCTCCTCTTAGAGCAAATGAATGTTACCTGATCAGATATACGAACACCAAACTTACTAAACATATCACCGTCACCACGAAATCCACCTGAATCCTCAATGTACATCTCAACTATATGAGCAGATGCAAATGCACTAGCAGGATCCTCAGAGAATATAGTATTCTCATTGACTAATGTACGGGGCATATAATACACATCCTTTCCGAACATTTTAATTTGTTCGTCAATAAGATCTTGAACTAATCCCTGTTCACCAGTGGTTCCTTGACTGAAGTAAGTGTTAGTAGCCATACTATCCTATCATGTCTAATGGTGGTGTTTCCCAAACAGATCTAAGTTCTTCATCCAAATTCTTTAATTCTTCAACAGCATCGTTATATATCATTTCTCCATTAAGAGTCACACCACCAGGCATTTGAACGTTTTGGAACTTAGTCATATTCTGACCCCACTGCTTTTTAAACTTAGCAGTGACATAATCTTTGATCCACATTTGATTGTAGATCTCTGTCCATGTATTAGGATCGAGTGCTCTCCAACAAGCAATGACAATATATTGATCTTCTAAGGCATCTTGTACCCAGTCAAAATCAATATAAATTTTATCTTGAACATTATTAAAACGAATTGGTTTCATACCTTCTAGTAGGAAATTAATAGTTTCAAGATGTTGTTGTATCATATAATAATGATAAAACTGTGTAGAGGTAAAGTCATACAGGTCATTTAAACGCATCTGATATCTAATATCAAACATGTTACGTGTACCCTTATCAGTAAATCCAAAGATACCTTCAATAGCCGTTATATGATCTGGTATTGAAATAAAATTATTCTGAGTCATCCATACAGTAGAACCATCAGCAGCATTCTCATTAGTATTAGTTATTGCATTCTCAATTTCTGCTGCAGTAAGTTTATGTTTCAGATACACTCTCTCTGCACCCTCATAGTGGAAGTTCTGAAACTTCTGAATAGCATAATCAATAGCATCGTCAGCTTGATCGTCTGAGATGTTAACCTCCAAGACTGGTTTACCCAGTCTACGTAGAGCATACTCTTTAAGAGTTGATTTTGTTGTAGGAATTGCCATTTACTTATAGAGCAGCGATTCTGAGTTTAAATGCAGCGAAGTTTGCCGACGCAGCAACCTCAGCTTTGAGGGTAGCTAATGTAATTGTTTCTGCTTGTAGTGCAGAATCAGCAGTTGCACCTTGTGCAGCAGTAGCATATGCAGTTGCAGCAGTGGTTGCGACAGTGCCGAGTCCAAGGGTTGTCCTTGCAGCAGCAGCGTCAGCATCATCAATTAAATTGCCACCGAATGTACTTACAGCAGACGCAGCGAGTGCAGCGTCAGCAGTTGTACCCTGTGCAGCAGTAGCGAAATCACCTGTAGCAGCAACAGCAGCAGTGCCAAGTCCAAGAGTGGTTCTGGCAGCAGCAGCGTCAGCATCATCAATTAGAGTTGCACCGTAAACACTTACAGCAGAAGCGTCAAGTTTTCCAGTAATACCTGCTACAACACGAGCATCAGCACGTGCGTTGGTGTAGTAAAGATTGCTTGACCCTTCTGATAAATCATCAGTATCAGCAGCAGCAATACGTGCGTCTGCTCTAGCGTTAGTGAAGAATACGTTAGTGGATCCTTCAGTTACGTTATCAGTATTAATATCTGACTGAGTAACACTAAGAGTACCACCACTGTGTGTGATACCTGTTCCATATGTAAAGTGACCTCTAGTTCTAGCAGCAGTTGTAAAGAGGTTAGATGAACCTTCAGTTACATTGTCAGTGTCAATGTCTGCCTGTGTTACAGAAAGGGTTCCACTACTGTGTGTGATACCAGTACCATATGTGAAGTGAGTACGTGTACGAGCAGCAGTAGTAAAGAGATTTGTTGATCCCTCAGTTACAGTATCAGTATTAACATCTGCCTGTGTAACTGATAATGTATATGTGTTAGCAGCGTCATCATAAACTTTAGTAACACCAGTACCAGCAACGATAACAGCATTCAATCTGTCATCAACTCTTTCATTAGTAAAGTAAAGATTTGATCCTTCTGCTACATCATCTGTATCATGGTTGGATAGAGATGCAATAGTAGTTGGAGTTGTGTATGAGAATACACCAGTAGAAGCATTATATGATAATGATCCAGTTGCACTAATATGTCCACGAGTCCTTGCAGCAGTTGTGAAGAGATTGGTTGAACCTTCAGTTACGTTATCAGTGTTAATGTCTGCCTGAGTAACAGAAAGTTCTCCACCACCCGATAACGCGACACCTGTTCCGTAGGTGAAATGCGTTCTCGTTCTTGCTGCAGTGGTGAAGAGGTTAGTACTACCTTCAGTAACGTTGTCAGTATTGATATCTGCCTGAGTAGTACTCAAGGTTAAGATATTACCAGCATCATCATAGGTAGCAGTGATACCTGTACCACCAGTAATTAACGCATCAACTCTGTCGTCAACACGCTCATTAGTGAAGTATAGGTTTGTTGATCCTTCTGTTAGAGCATCAGTATCATGGTTAGCAATACTACCAACCTGTGACTGACCAAAAGTGATGTTACCAGTGATATTCAAGTTACCTTGAACTTCGAAGTCAGTTGTTGATCTGAAGTTATCTACAGTTAATCTGTTTGTAGAAGGATTGTATGTAAAGTTTGTCGAGTCTGTACGAATCTCTGTGTTACCAGTATTCGTAGAAACGAAAGCAGGATAGTATGTTAGGTTTGAAGTAGTAGTGTCAGTAACATTGACAAGACTTGTACTAGCAGCGTTACCTGTCAACTCACCAGTTACATTACCAGTAATCTGTCCTGTGACTCCTAAAGTTCCACCGATAGTAGAATTAGAAGTTACATCAAGAGTATTTGTTGTGGTTAATCCTTCGAATGTTGCAGCACCAGAAGTAGAATTAAGAATAATCTTATCTGTGCCAGATCCATTCTGAAGTTTTAATGTCTTAGAAGCACCACGTAGAACGAAATCATCTTTGAATAATGAAGTGCTGTTCTGTGTGATAGTTCCACTGAAGGTGGAGTTACCATCTACATTTAAAGTAGTATCAAAGTCAACTGCACCAGTTACATTAAACTGATCGTCAATGGTTGTGGATCCTCCAACATCTAAGGTTCCAGCAATGTCAGTGTTACCATTAGAACCAGTAACCTGGAACTTATCGGTGTTGACAATAATAGAACCACCGATAGTTGCGGTAGCAGTTGTCGTTATGCTTGAAACATTCAGAACTGCTAATGTTGTGTTACCAGTTACATCTAGGGTTCCAACAATATCAGTGTTACCAGTAGCACCATTGATGGTTACCTTTGTAGCAGCGTTAGCACCAACAAAGATATCTGATCCAACATAGAGATCTTCATCAATAGTTGCACCACCAGCAGTTACCATCAAGGCAGCGTTACCAGCAAGAGATGTTGGGTTAGTGTTATTAGTAAGAGATGTGAGTCCAGTTACACCTAATGTATTAGTGATATTTGAAGCACCATTTACATCTAGAGTTCCCTGAATATCTGTATTACCTGTTGCTGAAGCAACCGTAAATTTATCCGTGCCATTATCTAACTGAATCTTAAAGTTCTTGTTATCAGCATTCAATATAAGATTGTCTTGGAAAGTACCAACACCATCTACATTTAGAGTGCCATCTAAATCAGTTGCCTGAGTAACATTGAATGTGTCATCTATTACTGTAGCACCCTCTACATTGAGAGTACCCTGAATATCTGTATTACCATTGTCTGTATCAATACTAAACTTAGTAGAACCACCAGCAGTCTGAACACTAACAAGTTTGTTGTCTGCCTTGACTGTTAAAGCATCGGTAATGGTAGTTAAACCAGAGATGTCTGCTGTACCAGTAACAGTTAAGTTATCATCTACCTGTGTTTCTCCAGTGGCAGAGTCAAGAACTAAATTACCATTAGCAGTATCAATTTCAGATGAAGCAGCAACACCAATTCTAATGTTGTCAGCAGTAATATCTGTGGAAGTAATCGCTGCGTTAAATGTTGATGTTGCATTTACAGTTAATGTATCTGTAGCATCATCACCCAACGTTGTATTGCTATCAACCTGAAGGTTTCCATCAACCTCTGCATTATCAGTTATGTGAACCTTACCAGCATTGGAATCTAGGACAAGGTTGCCAGCAGTTGTGCTAATTTCATTGCTTGCATCAACACCAATCTTAATATCATCAGCAGTGATGTCAGTAGAGGTGATTGCCTGATTGAATGTTACTGTACCTGTAACGGAATGAGCATCACCAGATGCGTTACCGATAGTAGCGTTTCCATCAACTATTAATGTACCATCAACTTTTGCATTTCCATCAACATTTAAATTATTATCTACGTCTAGATCATCAGTAACATTAACTGTACCGTTAGCAGAATCAAGGACTAGATTACCAGAGGTAGTACTAATCTCATTAGAAGCATCAACACCAATTTTAATGTTATGAGCAGTGATATCTGTGGAAGTGATTGCTTGGTTGAACTGAACTGTTCCGTTGACAGTGTGTGTATCTGTTCCAGCATTACCAATAGTTGCATTACCATCTACCGCTACAGTACCAGCGATTGTGGTGTTACCAGTAGCAGCAGCAACCGTGAATTTGCTAGTAGCGATGTCAAAGTTTCCATCGATACCAACATGAGAATCAACATCAAGAGTACCATCAATTTGTGTATTTCCAGCTACATCTACATTTTCTCCAACGAATAAACTTAATCCAATACCAGCACCACCACCAACTATAAGTGCACCACTTGAAGCAGTAGTTGCATTAGTAGTATCAAATAATTTAACACTACCTGCGTCTATACCAGTACGAGTTCCACTAAACGCTTCAGAGGAGTTAGTAGCATTATGAAAGAGTGCAAATCTTGAAGCAGTATTATCCCATCCAAAGAATCCAACCTTAGCAGATCCATCATAATAACGGAATTCAATACCACGATCTTTTGCATCTGCACCTGAAGGAGCAGTATCACCACCAAGAGTAAAGACAGGATCGTCTAAAGTCTGGGTAGTAGAATTGATAGTTGTGGTTGTACCATTTACAGTAAGATTACCCTCTACAACGGTATTTCCACCCACTTCTAGGTTTTTCCCTGCAGCAAGAGTTACATCACCGTTAAACGTGCTTGTAGCGTTGACTGTGAGGGCATCAGTATCAGCATCACCAATCGTTGTTTGTGATCCTGTTATATTAACTTCTCTATTAAATGTTGCGTTACCATGAACAGTTAAAGAACCATCAGTTGCGGTACCCTGTCCAACCCTACCAATTGTAGTAGCACCAGACTCACCTAATACTTGGAACTCAACGTTCTCGTTGGTTGTTGCCTTACCAATATAAAGGTCATCACCAATATGTAAATCCTGAACAATACCAGCACCACCAGAAACACGTAAGTTTGCATCTGCATCATCAGCAAATGCTGCATTATGTGCTGAGGTAGAACCAATATATTGACGATACTTGATATCTACATTATTAAGTAAAGAAGGTCTTGTACGAGCAGTACCAGCATCCTTAACTACGATACGATCAGATACATATAAATCTCCACCAACACGTGCGTCTACATCTACGTTAAGACCACCATCAATATCAACTGAACCTTCAGAAGATTTAGTGATAGCAGACTCAGATGCAGTAGCATCAACTGTTATATTTGTTGTCTTCTCAAATGTTGCTAAAGAATTAATATTAACTGTGCCTTCAATATCTGTATTACCATTCGTTGAACTGACAAGGAATTTAGTATCAGTACCATTAGTAATCTTAAATTCTTTACCAGTGACATCCATTAGGAAGTCATTGTGGAAGACTACATCATCATCAACATCTAATGTACTATTAAATGTTACTCCAGCATCAACATCTAGTGTGCTGTTAAATGTTACACCAGCATCAACATCTAGAGTACCATCTGAATGTGTGTTACCGTTGTCTGTATCTATGTCAAATACACTGACACCAGCAGCAGTTTGAACATCAAATTTCTTATTGTCTGCTTTGATAATAACGTTATCAGTAATAGTGGTCTCTAGTTGAATATCAACTGTACCTTCTATTACTGTATTACCATTATCATAATCAACAGTAAACTTATCTACTCCAGCGTTAGTCTGTATATTAAATGACTTATTATCTGCTTTAAAGATTACATTATTATTAACTTCTGACTGTCCTGCAATAGTGACAGTACCACCTATATGTGCGTTCTCAGAGAGTCCTAATCCCCCCGTGACCACCAACGTGCCCGTCGTGGTGGAAGTTGATCCTGTGTTTGTTGTGAGTGCGAGGTTGCCAGCAATGATAGGAGCGTCAGTGCCAGTGAAAACTTCATTGGTGTTAGTGGCGTTGTAGAGGAACCTAAACCCGCCAGTGCTAGACCATAGGTTAGCATTTGCATAATCCTCGTCCCACCCGAAGAACCCGAGCCTTGCTTGCGTGTCATAATACTTAAATTCTATACCACGATCTTTGTTATCGTCTGCTACTGGAGTAGTATCACCACCCAGTGTAAATATAGGATCATCAATGGTAACAACAGTTGAATTAACCGTGGTTGTTGTACCATCTACCTGTAGATCTCCACGAATCTGAACCTTACCAGAGATATCATCGTCATCATTAGGATCCAATACCATTGTAGCATTGGTTGTAGAGAAAACGTTATCTTGGAAATGATAGTCCTCAACATTAACACGATGATCTACATCAGTCGCACTAATTGTAATATCTTGATCAGCAGTAATATTAATAGTTGCATCACCAGCACCAGCATTACCAGAATTAATATTTAATGCACGGTTAACTGATTCATTGACTTCTAATGCAACTTCAAAGTTACCACTAGTTCTTTTTATAAATTGATCAGCCTTTGAAACATCTAAAGTAAGGTTTCCAGATAAGGTTGTGTCAAGATTAATATCTACAGCACCAGTGAGAGATGAACCACTTGTAGCACTTCCATTACCATTAGCAGTATCACTGTTAACAGCAGGATAGTTATTACCTTGAGATAGAATAGAAGGTTGGAATGGGTACTCACCAGTATCATATCCAACTACTCGGAAAGCAGAACCACCACTACGGTTATTAATATTAAGATGGTTGATCTTAGTAATACCATGATATGCGTTATCAGTGGTTCTTTCCTTATCAAGATCAAATGTTTCAGTGGCAGCCTGGTCTGTAAACATTAGTTTACCACCAGATTGAAGTTGTGTATTTTCTACACTTGCTTCTGAAATACTTACGTGACCACCAATAGTTCCGTTGGTTCCGTCCCAAACAGTAACATCAAAATCTTCTTGAGCAAAAGACGCAAGACCTTTCTGCTCTATTTGTGCAGTCCAAAGGTATCTCCATCCACCTGCATCACTAGCATCAGTGTGTGATGGTTCTCCTAAACCAGCACCAATATCTCTTATAGCAGCCTGATAAACTCTAGCACCACTTGTTTCAACTATTACAAATCTACTATATGCAGTTGCATTATCATATGCTGCGTATGTAGATCCCTCTTTAGCAGTGGCAATAGGAATTGTCTTTGCTTGAGTTGAACGACCATAACGGTCAAAAGTTATCTGAGAAGAGTTAACAGTCTCATTACCATTACCAGCAATTGATATTAGAGATGGGTCAAGGTTACCATTAGGGTTATATTGTCCAACAACAACAGCAGTATCAGCAAGATCAACTATAGGATTTAAACTTTGTCCTGAACCATTGGTTATAACAATTCTACCAGCACCACCAGTTACCTCTCTATTAGTAAGAGTACCAGCAGCAGAACGAGAAACGAGACCAAATCCCGTCATGTTTGCTAACGAACTTAAGTCAGCATCAAGAGGTTGAACGTCAGTAATACCATAAGTTGAATAACTTGTAGGGTTTGACGCATTAATAACACGACCACGAGAGTCAAGTGTTATCTGTGTATATGTTCCTGTAGCAGATAAATTATTGGCATCGTAGTGTGGCAGTGACGTAACATAATTCAATTCAGCAGTTATGTTTACGTTAGCAGATCCATCAAAGCTAGCAGAACCAGACATGTCACCTGCTAAAGTGAACGATCTAGTGTTGGCAAGACGAGTAGCAGTAGCAGCATTACCTATAATTGATGCAGTTATGGCACCTGCAGCAAAGTTACCATCAGAATCACGTTTAACTAAAGTATTGGCAGTATTAGATTCCGTTTCAATTGGTCTCTCATACTTAAGCGAGTTCCAAGGAGTTACACCATCACCGATCTTGATACGAGAAGTATCAATCTCAATTCCTAGTTCTCCTTGAGCAAGTATTGGGTTAACGTTAGCCCACTGTTGGGCACCATCACGTCTTAATTGTATTCTATTTGCCATTGGTTATACGAATTGTGCCAGCTAGCCATGCTACTTTGTTATTTATATGCTTAATAAAAAAGGAGTCCCATTAGGACTCCTGAGTTCCCTCTGGGGATTCCCCTTCGGGAGATTTTTCTTCTTCCACTTCAGGTGGATTCAGATATTCCAAGGTCTCGATAGCACCAAGTAGTTTAAGTGCTTGAGTTTCATTTTGCTTGATCGTTTGAGCAAGCTCTTTATTTTGTTGTAAAATTCCTTCGTACCTTTGTCTGAACTGTGCTAATAGTTCTTCAGGTGGTAATTGTTCGGTCACGTCAACGGGCATCTTTGTTCTCCACGAGTTTTAATAACATTGATTTCATGTCACTTATATCTGATTTTAGTGCATCTACGTCATTTTGTAAAGTGTCAACACTATGTTCCTTTTGTGATCTTTTTTTGTGAGCATTCATATATTTATGATAAGCATCCGCATTCGTATTGACGATAGCGTTGGAATATGGATCTCTCCACTTATGTTCATGACCTTCAACAGGTATGAATCCTTCCTTTTTTGGATCAAGGCTTGACATAAATCTATAATCTAAGTACAATAACACTGTAAGGGTTCAGGGGAACCACCTACGTAGCTAAAGCTGTTGCTCTAAGATCAGCAATAAACGGTACTGATGATTGATTCTTAGACTTCATTACCAATTTAACTTGGAATGCGTTAAAGTTCAATCCAGTAACCTCATATTCAAAATCTTTCCACAAAATTTCTTCAGATGGTGTTGTGTCATAATTTATATTTTCAGGGAACGGAGTCCAATCAACATCTTCTGGTCTAGTAGAAGCACCGAAAGTAAATGTTTTGTAGTAAGGGTAGATGAAAGCATCCGCACTTCTAGTAATCTGGAACGCTAGTTTTAGTGTTCTTGATTCTTGTGCTAGTCGCGCGAGACGAGTGAGATACACTGCAGCATTCTGATCACCAGTAGGATCAGTAGAGGTGTCTCCTGCTCTATCTATATTTGCTTGAGATGGTATTGCTGCAGAACCACCTGGCCAATAGTTTATTCTATTGGAAGTAGTGATTAGTGAGCAACGATCCAAGTCAACGACAGGTGTTAAGTTAACGTTATCTGTCGCCAATTGTATTTGCATAGTAAAGGACTTGGCACCTTCCATCTTATTGTTCTCATTAATCTGAGAAGCAATTAACTTTGGATTAGGGAAGAAGTTTCGATTGTTTAATGTAACTTCTAAGAAATCTCCATTGTTAATGAATGATGCTTGATCAATTGTAGTTGAACCATCACCAATAGATGTAGCAGTAGTTGTATTAACCAATGTACGAATATCCGTTTCGGGAAGATTCATGGTTAACACAGTAGGAGTTAGTGTTTCAAACTGTACATTTTGTGTTGCAAATGTACGCTTACCACCACCACGTATACCATTAGTAGCAACACTAGTAGTATGTAACATGTAGGAATCTAACCAAGGACAAGAGATTGATGTATGTGTTTTATTCAATTCTGTCAATGGGATACCATCAAGGTTGTAACATTCAACTGCTGTACCAGAAGCATGTTCTGCTGCAGTTGTATCATTACTACCTCTACCACTAGTTGAAACAGTTATAGTTTGACCTGTATTTGATATACCACTATAAGCAATAATTTCATTTCCAATCTTAAGATAACCAGGATTAGATGTAGAAATAGGTGCGTTGTTTATTGTTTGATGGAATGATAATGCATCTTGTACAGCAATTGTTGTTGCATCTGATGCAAGAGTAGATGTCAACGTTGTTGAACTAATCTCAGAAATTAAACCTTCAACAGTAACATTGTTAGCACGTTCGTGCATACCATGATTTCTGTGATAGACAAGAACTTCTCTATCTGCATTCTCATAAGTAGGTGTCGCAGTTGGATATGCGTCATATGAGTCAGCAGTTGATAGATACACAACTCCACTTGCCTGAATACTTGCCTGTACAGTTGGAGTACCACCAGTGATAGTGTCAGTATCAGCAAACAAACCTTTAACGTAGTTTGCTTCTAATACTCCAGTACCAACTGTGAATGATGTAACTACTGCTTCAGCATTTGAACCGTTAGTAATAATATCTCCTACAGCAAAACCACTAGCAGGGTTAACAACAGAACATGTAATGGTTACTTTAGATTGAGATGATTTCAATACTTGATAGATACCACCACCAGATTGAGTAAATCCAGAAGCAAACGTTCCCTGTATATCTGTTAACGTTACTTTAGGATTTGCACCTGTAGTATCAAATTCTGTAACTGTACCCGCAGCACCAGAAGGATCCTGTACAACTCTCGCACCTACAGTAAATGATGCTGCAGCATTAGAGAGTGATAAGTTTCCAGTTGGTAGATCTAATATCTGTTTTGGTTTAAGTGTAAGGATTGGATTCTCAATTAGATTGTGAACACCACCATTACCTTTTCCAAGTGTGCAGTTATTAAAGGTTGCAACACCGTTACTAGGTCCAAATTGACAACGGTACATTGTAAACTTAAGATCTTCATACTGATCAGCAGTCCATGTAGATGCGTTCTGTGATTTAAATAGAACACCAGCATATGGCTGTTCAGATATTGTTCTAGTACCAGTGATGTCAACATCACCCATTCTAGATATCCATACCTTATATTCGTTAGAGTCAGATAAGAGTACGAAACAATATTCTGTAGACTTCTTAAGATATACAGGAGCACGGAAAGTAAATTTCGTTGCAATCGCTGCGTTCTCAGAAGTTTCAACCTGTGTTGGGGTTAGAGTAACATCAGAGAAAGGAAGAATGGAAGCAGTAGGATAACCATTTTCCATAGTTCTGATCTGCATAGAGATCGGAATGTTACCATCTTTACTTGCAAAGAATATATCAACTGAGTTGATAAATGTACCACCATCTTCATCTAGAATGAATGATTGTGCAAGAGGGTCATACCAACCAACCTGACGTTCCTCAGTTCTAGTAGTTGTAACAACTCTATCTTCAGATACAGTGTCACGAACAATCTCAGCGTTTCTAACAGCAAGAATGTTTTCTCTTACAGTTTGTAATGTACCTCTTGCTTCATATGTTGTTTCAGCAGATGAATCAACAGTTCCAGGTAATTTACTATTTTCTTCGTTAGTAGTAAATCTAAGGGTACGGGTACCAGTTGCAAATCTTGGGTTTGAATCTTCTTTTGGATTAGGAATAAACAAAGTACCAGATGTTTCTCCAACGTTATTAGAAATAACCTTACGATCTTTTACAACTGCTCTAGCACCAGATGTTTGTCCTAATAGAATTTCACCAACTTGAATGTTTCCATAGTAGTCAGGATTCTTTGTTTCTGCCATTGCAGAAATATCAACATTTAAGATATCAGTTTGCGATGCATATGATTCTGGTAATAATGTTTCTATTCCTGAATAAGGATTGTATTGTCCACCGTCATTAGGTAGTGCTACAAGAAGTCTACATCCAGAAGTCTGACCAATTACAACTTCACCCACAACATATGGAGTTTCATTAGTTGTTGGATCTGAAGAAGAGTTCTTAACTAACTCAATAATTTTAGGTGTAAGATAAGTTGAAACATTTACATTATCAAAGAATGCATGGAAACGAGTATTAGGTTTCATACGAGCAACCTTATACCCAACGTTTCTAGAACGTATCCAAGGAATTGTTGTCTGTGATAGTATTGAATCTCCTAAAGATTTACGATCAATTCTAGGTACCACACGACTTCTAATACCTTGACGTGCTTGGTTATTAACAACACGATAAGTACGACGTTCATGTAGATAGAATAAACCTTGACGACGTTGACCATGACCAGCACGACCTAACTGACGACCAACACCAAATGTACCTGAAGAAGATCTATTTTGAGAAGAAGATTTTAATGTTTCACCAGTCCAGTTAGTCTGCCATGAACCCCATTGGATAGGTGCAAAACCATTCTGGTCAACTTGCATATCAGCAGAGACAGATGAGAAGTCACCTTCAACGTTCTCGACTCTTGCTGGTAATCTTTCTGTATCTACCCAGTCATCAGATGATGGAGTTAAATCTATTCTTCCGATGAATGTAAACACGTTGAATGGGTTAACATTCTCTTGACGTGAAGCATAGGGTTGTTCAACAATTTTCTGTTCAGTAAATTGAAGAGTAATGATATTACCTTCATGTCTAACAATATTACTAGAAGCAGTTTCATTCCACTCTAAAGCAACGTTAGTTGTATAGTGTGATGGTCTAAGCAATCCTTCTGCAAAATCTAAAGAACACTTATAATCTGTACTTAATACATCACCAACAGTGTGATCAGTGAAATCATCAACTACATATCCATTCTTAAATCTATCAAATCCATTTTCATCATATGCTTTAGCACTATCTGCAGATGCCTCAAGCATTGATAGTGATGTATAGAATTCAACTTGACCAAGGCGTTTTTCCAAATCACCAATATCTTTCATCGTATAACGACGAATCTGTTCAAGTTTTACAATTACATCTCTTTCAGGATCATAGCAATATGGTTTAAGTTCCAACGTTGCTATAAGCATTGCGTTTTCAATTTTATCTGGAGGAACCAAATCATCACCTGGTTTACCTTGAGCAACGATTAACTCGTTATTATGTCCAAGATATAGGTAATCCATCCTACCCTGATACCAACTATAGTCAGCACGGAAATCTGTTTCCACACGCATGATATCAAAGATAGTTGATCCACCTTGACCACCAGTTGTGTTAAATTCTCTTGAATCAAAATCAAATGATGTACAGTTTACATAATATGGTGATGTAACTGTACCTGATCCTTCTGCCTGTTCACCAACACCAGGTCTGAAATCGATTGTGTCAACTAGGAAGTTAATGTTACCATCTAACTTATAATTGGGGATATCCTTAAATGGAATACCTGTGTATGACTGTGCTGAGAAGTAATCACCAGTTTGTTCATGTAAGAAGTAATCAAATACAACCATCAATCTTCTAGTTGGTGGAGCAGTATTTGGTTCACGTATCAGTTTAGACACATCATAGAAATGTGAATTCTGACCAGGATCAAGATTAAATTGAGATGTAATGTTCTTAGCACCCAATATGACAGATCCATCAGCATCATCAATTAGTGCTGTTAGTGGAGCATCAGTGTCATCATATCCGTCTATAATTTCACCAGGAATGAAAGGTATCTCATTCAGTCCTACGTTATATAAACGAAGTGTTGAGTTAACAAATGATATTACTCTTGCTCTTGCACCTGAAGTACGACCAATGATTACACTTCCAATATTAAAGAAAGTAGATTCATCTAGAACAACGTATGGTACTTGAGCATCATTTTCATCTGAAGATTCATATACAGCATGAATCTTATAAACATCATTCAAACCGAATGATATCTCTTTATCTTCAATACGAGTACCATAAAGGTTACCATATGCAAGACCGAACTTAAGAACGTCATCTTGCTTATCAGTTTTAATTACCTTCATGACACGCATCTTAGATGCAGTCTTAATCTTACGTGCAACAGTGTTCTTAGACACCAATGCATTTAAATGAATTTGGGTAACGTTAGTAAGACCAGCAACAGATACCGACTGTCTCTCTGCACCAAAGGTTACTGTAAGGTTACCAGCAGTATCCTCTGTGTCTAGATCTAAAATTTGTCCTACAACATAAGCAGAACCAGATTGAGCAGCAATTGTGACAGTATAGTCACCTTTTGCTAAAGCAGCAAATGCTTCTGATTCAGGTAGAGTAATAGTGATGTCACCGTTACTTACAACCTTATTAATAAATGATCTGTAAACGTAGAATGATTCATCATCCAATGATTTCATTGAACGATATGGTAAGTCAATTGATAGTTCACCATTCTGATAGTCCTTATTAAAGACATAAGGACGCATTCTAACTACAGTACCCTGTGTATAATCTCCATCTGGTGTTGTTCCTTTACCAGTTCCAAGAAGTGCATGTTGTTGTGCATAGTCAAAAATGATGTTAGAAGCACCAGTACCAGAGTTTGCAGCACTTAGGTTGATGTTTGTATCATCAATACTACGAAGTCTTAGGGTTTTTTCTGCTTTTTGGGTTGTACCAACTACACGAATAACTTCACCTGGTCTCAACTCTGTACCAAAGTTAGATCCATATCCTTCAATTCTATTATTACCTGCTTGATCAACAATAACGTTATAGCAATCGATCTGATACTGATCGTTCATTGCTAAACTAGCACCAAATATAATAGCATTACCTGTTGTTCTACCCACTACTGAACGAGTATCAGTGAATTGATAAGGGAATACAGCATCAACTTCACCAACTACTCTTCCGTCACGAGTCACAACTTCATTATTATTAAATTCTCCAGAGATCTGATAGAGTAATGCGTAATCTCTTACACCATAGTTACCACTATTTGCACCTTGGAATACATATCCACGTGCACCAGAGGTACGTCCGATAATTAGATCACCATCATTCAAAGTTACATTCGCTTTGAAGTTAATAGCGGTGAACATTTGAATATCAAACAGGAATAGATTATGGAAATCTGTTCCTAATTGGGTATCAGTCTTGTAGAACTTCATTTGTACTACACGAGCCTTACCAATTATCTTTCCTTGGGCAGTACCAGTGTAATCTGAATAGTTTGCAGTACCATTTGGAGCAATATTCCAACCATCTCTTAATTCAATAGTCTGATATGCATTAGTAATACCGTCTCCAGTTAGATGTGGATTACCAAATACATCATATACTCTGACATATTGACCAAGTTCGAATGAAATAATTCCATTCTCTCTACTTAAGAACGTTCTTGGTTTTGGAATAGACTTATACTGAGGTGTTAAGAACTCAGTTCTATATCCTCTAACGTATGCTCTACCTGGACCAACTTCTACAGCAAGGTATTCATCGGAAGCAGCAACACCATCCTTTGATGTTGTACCTTGTCTGAAGACACCATTGTTAAAGAGGTCATCTAAATGCTCACGAGGTGTTACATCAAAACTATCAATAACATAGTCGCCACTCTCTTCATATGTGCGACGTGCCATTGTCCTTTCAAGTTCTGAATAGGCAGTCTTATTAACTAACTGCTCTACCTTACTATTGTTTAGACGTAATAATTCAATAAAGTTCTTATCTGTATCATCATTGATTGCTTTCTTAGTTAAAGCAGTCTTAATACGGAAACGGTGACCACCTGGTGCTGAATAGTTTGATGCTCCAGCAGCGTTATCATTTAAAGATGAGTCATCTTCAGGTGTAATAATAGATTCAGATACCTCTAGTCCTATCCTATAAGATGGATTGTTTGTATATTGATCTAAAAGAAGGTGTGCTGATTGAACATCAACAAAATAACCACGTATGAAATATACACCAGCATTAATATAAGCAACAGATCCAATTTCAGTTGCATTTGCAGGTAATAACTGAGCAAATGGTGAACTTACTTCGATCAAAGTAGTACCAAATGTTATTTCATTCTGAGCATATAACTGCTCATTATCAATGAATCCTTTAACTGACTCAGCAGATACAGTATCACCAGAGTCAATATATTTTACATATAATGTTATATAACCTTTCGTCGATTCTGTCGCAGGGATAGAATATAATACTTTTGCTTTAACACCAGAAGTAACACCAGTTATTACTTGTCCAGTAAGTTGATTACGATAATTCTCAACATCAACTCCTAAGAAATTCTGTTGAAGAATGACTGCTTTAACATCTAGGTCATAACCGATTTGACCAGGAATAACCATTGAGCCTTCTTTAAAGAAGTGCTGACCCATCGATTCAATCTGATTCTGTAGAATCGATTGCATGGTCGTAAGTTCCCTAGCCTGGATTGGGAATCCTGGTCGGTAGAGTACTCTGTAAAAGTTTTTATCCTTATCGAAGTCGTCAAAATACGGACTTATATTAAGGTTGGTAGTCTGTGGCATTTTTTAAAACTCGATTACGATCTTGATATCTTCGATTTGGTCACCAGCACGAGAGATCGCACTCCTATTATCTATGTAAATTACGTCACCTGAGTTTGGTTGAATCTCAGGAGTAGCATAACCATTAGTAAATGACATACCCAAATCATATTCAGTGTTATTAATAACACGGGTTGATGAACCAGCAATGATTGGGAAGTTAATATCGGGGTCACCTGATGTACCAGATGTAGCACCCACTATTGCGTTACCACCTTCAAAGTCAACTAGGTTACCTGTAATTTCAGGAAACACACCATCAACTCTGTTTTGATAGTACTTCAAAACTTTTGTAGTACTGTTCCAAGAAATAACTCTACCTCTTGCAGTTACCTGCTGACCACCAACGGTACGAGATTGAGTAATAATTTCATCAGTTTGGAACTGACCAGTAAATGTAGGTGAGAATATTGCTGCATTTGTACCAGACAAAGTTAGATCTGCTACCAATTCGCTAGTACCAAACCTGTCAGGATTCATAACAAGACCAATACGACGATAGTCGTTATCAGTTGGGAAGTCACCTGAACCCTCAGCGTAGGTAAACTTAGTGTTGATCATCACACGATAAGCACCAAGTTCAATGGATGGTACTGAACCATGACCATTAATAGGTGGAACAATAACATCAATAGCAGCACCAGAACCAGTTCCAGCACCAATACCATTAATCTCATCAATAATAACTTTACCAAATGTGTATCCAGAACCACCAGATGTTACAGTTGCAGAAACAACTTTACCACCATCCACAACAATAGAAACACGACCACCAGTACCATCACCTTTTATAGCGACGTTTTCATAAGTACCATTGTTATATCCAGCACCAGATGCCTGAATAACCACAGTATCAATTTCACCACCAACAGCATCAGACACAACAGCAGTGTCAGATAATACAGGCATGTACTCGTTAGAGAAGAATTTTAGGACTTGACCAACAGGGATCGTGTACATATACTTCCAACGGTAGCCATCAGCAGTTGTGATAATGCTGGTGGACGTTCCTGTAGGTTCAATAGTAGAAGGTTTACCATTAGGATCAGAAGGAGATGTGCCGTTGTAAATGCACTTGTAAACTTGATAGGACGAGTTAACAACGAAGAAATCTGCGTCGTATAATTTCGTAGCACCAGACGATGCCGTTTTAGTCGAGGAGTAATCATGACGATACATATCATAAACATAACCCAGACCACCAGTGGTCTGTTCTGGAGGAGTCCAGTCAACACGTCTTATAACTTGAATTACATCATTCGCTAAAACACGTTTGAGTGATATCAAATCATCGTAGACATCAGAAAATTCCTGAAATGAATCTACAGGAGTAGGTGGATTATTTTCATTATCCCATGTTTGAGGTCTTCCTATGAAGACGTATAGACGATCTCTACTGGCACCAGCAGCAGCATCAGACTGTATTGGATCTGGTCCTTCTAAAGCCTTGATGAACTTATTGGCAGTAAAAATTCTAAATTGGTCAGTAAGTAGTGCCATTTAGCTGCGTTTACCTTCTTTTTATTTATGTGAGTTTACTCTGGTTCGTTTCTCAACTGGGAGTCGTAGGTGATTTCCCAAGGTTTTATAGATGCACCAGATGTTCCACCAACAACATTTTCTGCTGTAGTGAACTGATATTCTGCGCCATTGTTTGCAGGAGTTTTCACATCTAAGTATGAAAATTGTCCAGAAGCGGAGGCAGGAGTCCATGCAGTTACAACTGCAGTAACCCCTGTAGTAGAACCAGAAACAGTTTCGTTAACCTGAAAAGGTGTTGCAACTGGCCAAGTCTTACTTGATATACGATATGTTGAAAGATGTACTTCACCATCACCAAGTTGACCAGCAGACTGAACTGAGGCAACTAATTGTGATTGACTTCCATCGTAGATTGAATCACCTATTGCTAATAGCGTGGTATTCTGTCCACCAACTGTCTCTTCAATACCATATAGTGAAGATGCAAGACCACCATCCAAACTAGTTTCATATTCATAATCTGTACCAGTGTTCACTAGGTCAGGAATACCATCACCAGCACCAGACAATTCGTCATCATCTTCAAATGTCTTATTCGGAAATACCGTTAAAGGTTCAGTGAAGAGTATAATTTCATCACCATTGGAATCAAGTAATACATGTGGTTCAACACCCGTACTGGTAGAACTTGCAACACCAGCAACGAATGCAACGATTGATGCTTCTGTCTGAGAACGACCTGCATCTATAAATGCAAGTTCATCTACTTGGAATACTAGATATAAATCTCTTGTTGCAGGTCTCCAATCATATACAATAGCAATTTTATTATCACTATTTTCTTGTACACGACGAACTCTATCATTAATGGTAAATTGATACCCAGTTATTCCAGTCCCAGGATCATCCTGCAATGTATCTAAGGTTACTTTTTGATCATATTTAAAATTAATACCTCTACTAATTCCTTTAAATTGGGTAGCAGTCTTAGAGGTATATCGAAAAAGTTCTTTTCCTATTAACGCTTTTCCAGAACCAGGAAATGCATTCGTAGTTTCAACGTTAATAGTTACATCAGAAACAGCAACATCTTTAGTAAGACCAGTAACGTTATATACTACTGAATTTAAAGATTGACGATTTCTTGTTGTTCTTATTAAGTTTGTATTTCTGGTGAAAATTATATCAGGTGCCTTTAAAGGATCAGGACTGTATCCACCACCAGGATTAGTGATAGTAATATCTGTAATCTTACCGAGACTAATCTGTGCTTCAGCAGTACCACCACTACCACCTCCACCAATAATTTGAATGATAGGAGGAGTTTCGAAGAACTCACCTTCATTACTAATTGTAATATTTTCTAACTTACCAAACTCATTAACCTCAGCAATACCAGTGGCACCTTCACCTCCTCCACCACTAATAACTATAGTTACATCATCTCTACTATAATTTCTACCTTGATTCTCTAATGATAAACCAGTAACAAATCCAGTAACAGGTACCAATTCTGCACCTGCTCCACCACCACCTTCTAATCTTGCTGTAGTACCACCAAAATAATTATCACCATTGGTACGCATCTGTATCAGATCAATGCTACCATCTTCTTTTAAAAATAAATCTGCATCTGCACCAAAAGAACCAGCATCAGTACTTTCAACTACAAGTCTTAATGGATCATATCCTTCACCTGGATCAATAATCTCTACAGACTGAATCTCTCCAGCAGTATTAATGACAGGACGTAATACTGCATCACGAACAGGAGTACCACAATTAGAAATAACTAATTTTGGTGGATCTCCAGCAGTATATCCAGTCCCACCAGACACCACAAAAATATCTTTAACACCATAAGTGCTGTTAAAGACTGGTGTTATAGATGCACCTGATCCTGGGACTGTTCTTGCCATATTAGACTATAGTGAGGTTTCCTACCATTGCACCATGTATTGTGCACTGATAAACATAAGTTGTACCAGCAGCAACGGTCATGGGAACCGTATATACTATTACTCCAGAAGTTGATCCAGAGACACCCTCAGTAAGAGCAGCACCACCTGAACCCACACGTAATTCAAATGGATGGTTGGTACCTGGACCGCTGTTATTGAATCTATATGTAAATCCTCTGTACAGGAATAGTGTTGGGTTATCTGTACTACTATTCACACCTGGACCTGTAAGTCTATATGAACCAGCAGCATTATTAGTAGTCACATAAGACAATACTGGAGATGCAAATGCACCCATAGTATTTGCTGCAGTAGCAACAATATTTTGACCTTCTGCAACTGTTGGTAATGCTGAAGCAGTGCTGTTTATAGTAAGAGTGCTCCCAGTAATACTAGTAGATATGTTGGACCCACCAGAAACAGTAAGAGTAGAATCACTAGCAGCAGCAGTATAAGAACCCGTATCCGCAGTTGCCGTTTGGAGGACATTCTGTACGATATTTGGGGCATCATTTGTTATTGTAAGGTTATCACCTGATACAGCAGTGCTAACTCCAGTACCACCAAGAAGGTTAATAGTAGCAGTTGTACTTGCTGCAGTTTTATTACCCGCATCTGAACCAATTGTTGAAAAAAGGTTTTGGTCTGGATCACCAAGTGTCCCTGTCATTGCTATCGTGACAGTATCACCTGCAATAGACGTAGCAATATTGGTTCCACCAGCAAATATTAATGTATCAGTAGCAGCACTTGCAGTTGTTGTACCAGTATCAGCATTAATTGTCTCAAAAAGGTTTTGAGTTGATCCACCACCACCTCCAGAAGTTGTTTCATCATTAGCAGGTGACCACTTTGATGTTGATGCAACCCACTTAAGAACTTGTCCATCTGAAGGACCACCATTAACAGTTGTATCAACGTCACTTAATAATGTTACACTACTGTTCTCTGAGATGAGAGGGATCCAAGCAGAGTTGTGAGAATAATATCCTTTACCTGTGTCATGTGCATGAGCAAACATACCATGATATGTTCCTGCTGCAGGAAGACTTGCCTCATCAGTATAAGGAGCATTCCATTTAAAATATCCATCAGCACCATCACAAACAGCATATGCTTGACCACTACCACCTGCCCAAAATTTAATATCACCAGTACCATTTGGTTTTATAACTACATCACCACTAGAACTAGAGACAATATAATTTCCACCAACATCTAAATCGGATGTCAATGCATCATAGTTTGCACCTTCAAATGCTGTATTTGATGAATTCCATTTCAATACTTGGTTATCTGTTATACCAGCACCGATGTTGATTTGCAAATCAGCATTGTTACCAAGTTTCGTATATAATTCATCGAAGTTGGAATTGAGTTTAACTGCACCATCACGAAGGGTATCACCCGTGCCGTCGTTAGCAGAAGAACCAATACCAATAGACTGTTTTGCCATCTTTTTCTAGTCCTTTACAATGTTATTTAGGTTTGATCGAATCGACTTGTTGTACTGTCGAACGTTGCATTAGTATTATCGAATGTATTATCTGTTGAACCACCCACACCAGTAACAGTAAGAGTAGCAACATCAGATTCAAGTGGAGAGTTCTGAGCTGGTGTATCACCAGTCGGACCTGCAACAACACACTTAAACTTATACCCAGTCATGTACGACAATGCCGTAAACTGGTAAGTAGATGAAGTTGCACCATTGAGAGTTGAATATGCGAATCCACCATCTGTAGATCTGTACCACTGATATGTCTTAGGTCCATCTTGAGGACTAATGCTGACCGAGATGGTAAACGTAGCAGTTTGACCAGAATTGACAGTAGAATTCTGAGGTTGTGCAGCAATCTGTAGTGTTGCTGGTGGTGCCTCACCATCACCACCAGAAGGAGGTGCGGCTGGTGCTTGAGCACCATTATTTGCTGGTTGATCTAATACTTCTCTAGTAGTAACACCAATCATATAAGGGTAACCTGGATCACCCTGTTCATTCACACTAAGGAAATATGCATATGTACCAGCAGGATATTCTGGTGTAAAACAGAAACGTCCATTATGGTAATCTAAATCACCAAGACCTTCATTATATTCCCAGTCTTGTATAAACGAACCAGCAGAAGGATTTGCTAATGAGTTTCCATAAGCAGGTCTTCCTGCTGTCTCTGTTGCTTTCAATTGATAAGAAGACCTCATAGTCTTAATACCACTACTAACACCAAATGGTTCTACGTATGAATAAGGACCATACACAGGGAATCCATCAAATGAATAACCAAGGACTTTTGAATGTCCATCTGGATGTCTTAATGAATCACCGTTATACTGACTCAGACCATAGTAATCATTATATGTTGACATAATAGAATTATTATTCCAACACTCAATAAAGTGCGTATCATGATAATGATACTGTCCAGTCTGTTCTGGATGACCACCACATGAATCATCACCAAAATCTACAGGTGAATATTCATAATGCGCATTCCAATTAAATCCTGCGGGTGGGTTTCCACCAAGACCTGCAGATGGGTTAAAGATAACAACACCGTTTGCAACCATTCCAACTGCACCTAATGGTGTTTCTGTTCTACCATTTCTTTGATCATAATATGTGTATGTACCACTTACATATTGAGATGTACTTGTAACTAACTGTAAATTAGTATCAGTAGATCTCCAACAATATCCATTACTAGAAGTAAATGTTGTCCCATTATAAACAAACATTTGATGTCTACCATCACTAAATTTAAATAACAAATTATCTCCAGGTCTTATCATTCCTGTAGTTTCATCACCCAATAATGTATTATCTGCAGAAGATAATGTAATGTTTATAGCATACCCTTCCTGAGTAAATGCATTACTATCAAATGCTCTTTCAACACCAAAGGTACCACCACGGTATGTGAAATCATGATCGAAATCTTGTTCAGTAACCGTATTGGGGTTATTCAGGTTGGGGAATGATCCAAACGTAACAGGACTAGGTAGTCCGTTAGATGAAATATCTAAGATATTTGTGCCTGGATTGTAAGTGGCGGTAGCACTCATTTTTCTGATTATTTATTGTTGAAAGATCTGGGATGGATCGAAGTTGGAGACGACTGTGTTACCAGTTTGTACAGATAGGACTGCAGAGTTGGAGTAAACAGGAGTTGCACCAGCATAAGTGATTGCAACACGGAACTCATCTGCGTCATCAGCTTGTATAGTTGCATTACTGTTATATGTTGCTGCTGTAGCACCAGTTATGTTAGCCCAGTTAGTTTCACCATACTGCTTACGTTGCCACTGATAGTTAAGTCCGACTATTGTTTCAGCAGGATCACCATCTGCAGCACTGAAGTGTGCTACAACAGTGAAGCTAGCAGTCTGACCTTGGTTAACTGTTACGTTAGAAGGATTACGTGTGATAGCAATTAGACCAGCTTCAATTTCTATTGGTTCACCAGTTTGAGCATTAATTCCTTCACCTGCGTAGACATCGAATCCACCGTTAACTGGAGGTCCATCTGGAGATACAAATGTATCTTCAACGGTATTTTCTACAGCAACGATTGGTTGTGCGTATCCAATACCTGCAGATCCAATATCAATTCTAGCAACGCCCATTAAGGCACGTACACGACCATCAAATCCAGTAGATGAAATAACACTAACTGAAGGAGTCTCAGTGTAACCGTTACCTGGGTTGGTAATTATTGTTTGCTCGATAGTACCAGAGCGAACACTTGCCAATGCAGCAGCATTACGTCCCTTAACAGTACCAGTATATTCGAATGTTACAAGAGAATTGGAAGACTCAATTAGTGCAACCTCACGTGGAACAATCTCATCTTCACCTTCGATGAAGAGTTGGTCACCTGCCTCAATTGGAGGTACGACTGTAGCAGCAATAACGTCTGCGTCAGAACCAATGTAGGAGAATCCAACAAATGTTGTTCCCGCACGTGGGACTTCAGCAAAGATGATACGTGAACCAACTAGTTCGTAACCTACGCCTGGTTCCTGAATAACACCGTTGAGTGAAACCATGATGTTATTCTCTGGTTTAATCACGTTAGACTGAACACCTTCAGTTAGTGTTAATGAGTAGAATCCACCACTTTGCTTAAGGTTGAATGAAGATCTTAATGAGTCAAACTCGAAGGAAATATCATCCAACTGACGTAATTTACCAATGTAGTATCCGATGAAATCAGATCCAACATCAGGTGCCTCAGCAAATGTGATAATGTCTGAGGATGCAGTGTAAGCACCAGTAGCACCAGGTGGTTGTAAAATTCCATTAACGAAGATCAACATGTGACCAGCAGGATCAGGTAGATATTGCTGACCATTAGAGATTGTAAGATTGAACTGTGTCTGCGTACCGTCAAATCCACGGAAGTAACGATCAACACGTCCAAGTAAATTCTGAGCAGTTGATACACCAGCGATCCATCCACCATCGGACTTAACTGTCATGTTATCTACAAAATCACCTTGTACATCTTCTAACCAACAACGGGCAGTAATACCAGATTGTTCGATAGCAATTATCTTACCGTATGAAGAGTATCCTGTCTCAGTGTAGTTTGATGCTGTTGCATAGATTAATGGGAAGTTCTGTAAGTTATCAAACTTACCAATGTTGTATCCACCAGTTGCGGCTAAAGACCCATCAGGTTCAGTTGTTGGTTCTGATGCATCACCTGTCCAGTAATTTTGCAATCCAGCAATATAGAGATCGTTAACGTTATCGTCAGGTCTGTTATCATACTTGGTTACATATCCCCACCAGCCAGGGTTTGTTGGTGTGGTTCCCTGAAGTAGATAAACTTTATCACCTTTAACAAATGTACCAGAATACTCACTGTCTGTAATTACCTGAGATAATGTTAGTTTTCTAACTTTCTCACCATGTATGTAGGTGTTAATTGTAATTGGAGAACCACCATCTGTAATGCCTACAAAATCAAGGATTTTTTCTGTCTTAGATCCGTAGATTATATCACCAGACTGGAAGGTACCAGTAATAGTTTCAACGTCTATTGTTACACGACCACCGCTATTATCTGTAAGAACACCTGACTTATTATCATAACTGCTTAGATATGCTTCTGTAGCAGTGGTATCCTTAAACATCCAATCACCTTGTAGGAATTCACCTACCTTAGTGTTGATCAACATGCGATCTTCAACCACTGCAGTTACAATAGCAGTTGCACCAGAGTCAACACCTTCAATAGTTTGACCAGCAGAAATAGTTCCCTGAACTAGTTCAAGTTTGATCCAACCTAATTGGTTCTCATCTCTAATAACCCTCTGCATTACATAACCATTATTAGCAGTTGCACCTTGTACTTGAACTTGCTCACCATTCACGAATGATATGGAAGACATGGTATTTAAACCATAGTACTTGAAGGTTTTAACAATATCTGCATTGTTGATGAAACTGCTTGCAATTTCAGCAGATGCACCAGTTGTTGTACCAACTAGAACGTCAGCAATATTAAATCCAGCAGTTATTGGTTGATCAATATCACGTGTACCATAAGTGTTAGCAATACGATCAATTCCAGAACGACGAACTGTGAAGAATTGCTGGTTACCAGCATTAGTTGTATCTAATGCAAATGGACGGTACCTTGCATCATGCTTAGGCATACGAGCAATCTCGAACCAATCTGCCTGTGCGTTGAGGACATAGTAATAAGGTTGATCATTAGCACCAGATAATGAATTAGCAGATGCAAGAACATATTTAACAACATCACCACGACGGAAGAAGTTAGTTCTATTAATTCGTGCACGATTCTCTTCTCTTTCATATCCAACTTCAACTGTTGGTGTTAGATTAACTAGAGCAGGATCGGTATTGTAATCAACACCTTCATCGTACTTGTTAGAGTAGTTAACTACATCAGTAGCAGCATTAAATGTTACTAAGTTATCTGTTGGGAATGTTGCTCTTTCTATAGCAAATTCTAAGCAGTTTAGTGAACTATCAAAATTAAATTCTGTAGTTTCCTGATCCCATTCTAGGTGACGACGATATCCTTGTACTTCAGGATAACGGTAAACATCGTAAGTATTCCATCCAGCATTCTCTGGATCTTGAACAACTTCCTTAGCATATTCTCTTATTTTGTTTACACCATATAATAAACGAATTCTATCTACAGTAGGATAAGCGATGAATTGACCTTCTCCATCAAACCATGTTCCAGCAAGTTCAAACGCAGAAGCATTACCATCTGTAGTTAAATCATATATACCTGCTTCAAGAACTGCCTGGAAGAATGGTAAATCTGGATTGTCACCAAGAGGATAATTTGCTAGAGTTGCAGCAAGAGCACGTGAAGTAATTGCTTGATCATTAAATCTCAAGTAATGTCCTGTATTGCGATTAGAGTATGAACCAGCACCAAGAGTATCCGTAATTAAATCAAACGCAGTGGTCATTGCTGAAACAACGTTATAGCAAGTATACTGTTGATAAAGTGTATTGGTGTATGGTGGTACAGTTCTTGTTAAACCACTTAAGTGATTTGTATTAGTCTTAGCACTTTCTATTGTATTAACAACAACATCAAATAATGTGCTTATAGCAGAAGCAGTAGTTGAACATGTTTGATCCCAAGTTGCAGCAGCAGTTTGATATGTGACTGTTAGATCTCTCTCAGAAACGTCACCGTGATAATGGCATGGCCAGATAGATGGTAACGAGCGATTAACAGAATCAAGACTTGAACCAGAATTGATGGTATCTGTAATAATACCAAACATGGTAGTTATTGTTGCAGCAACATTAGCACAAGGACCATTACCTGAACCTGTAGGTAATGTACGAGTACCACTAACTGCATTGGTGCTAATTGCATCCATCACAATATCAATTAATGTAGTTGCAGCAGCGACCTCTGTTGGACATGCTGGTTGCGTTACATCAGTAGTAATTGTTGTATCTCTATACTGAATTAGGTTGTGGGTACCATATACAGGGGTCTGAATATTTCTAATAATTTGAGTAATGATTTCTTTGGTAAGAGTCATAATACCAAGACTCCATTTCTCCTCAAAGTAATTGTTGAGGTGAGTCTGAGTAACATACTCCATCGCCATATCATATATCTCATTGTTACCACCATATGCAATATGGTATGCAACACCTCTCAATATACGCTCAACGTCATCACAGCAATTCTGATTTCCACCAGGAATTGTGTAAAGTTTGTTGATTGAATTATCATGTGCACGTACAAACTTATGGGTGTAAGAACCACCAGTTTGTATAGCACCAGAAGTTGCACTCACAAATGTATGATCATGCACTCCACCAGTGATTACACATGCCTTAGTAATACCATCATTTGAACCACTTACGAATGTATGTACAGTAACATTGGTTGAAGGAATAACATCAAGAACAACAACTTCAAATGTGTCAGTAGTTACATTTTGTACTTTCAACCATCTACCTGACATTGGGTCAGTAGATCTAGGATATGCATGGTTTCCACCACCTTGTGTACAAGTGAAGGTTACAGCATCATCATCGAATTTAACATATTCATCATTCTCTAATTTATGAGCAGCAGCAGTCTTAATTGTCATCACACCTGTTGTTGGATCATAAGTTGTACCTGAAGCAGCAGTCAACTTATTCTCCATTCCTACCCATACGTGAGCATGTTGATTAGCAGGGAGAGAATCATAACCAACGTTAATTGTAACGGTACCAGTTTGTTTTAAGATTCCATTAGCAACAGCAGATGCAAAGTTGTGTTGTGATGTATTTTGAGATATACCAACGTTTACATCAAACTCATTTGTTTGTACGTTGAATATTGGTAACCATCTTCCAGCAAACGGATCAGTTGCACGAGGATATGGATGAAGTGAACCGAAGTCGTCTTTACCACAACGGAAGACTAATGAATCATTTACAATCTGGATGTAAGCATTTGCTTTCTCGATTCCACCACTTGCTGCGGAAACGAATGTATGTGTATAGTTACCACCAGTGATCAATGCCTTAGTTTGTTTCTTAAGTGCACTACCAACAGAACTTACAAATTTGTGTGCATAGTTACCACCAGCAATTACTGAGTTAGCAAGTGCAGATTGGAATACATGAGTTGTAGTATTTGTAGACGGTACATTATTAAGAACATTGATTGTTATGGAAGTAGAGTCAGCAGCAATGATAGGTAATGAATTATCATATGATGGGTCACGCTTGGCAAGTATACCATTAGCAGATGTTGCTGTACATACGTGAGTAGTTGTATTTGTTGAAGGAATATTATCAAGTACAACGACAGTAAACTTACTAGCATTTACATAAGTAATCTTCAACCAACGACCATTTACAGGGTCGGATGAACGTGGATATGTATGATCGCTTGCTTGACCATCTTCATCACATCTGAAGGTTAATGAATTTTGAGCAATCTGAATCCAATCTCCAGTGTTTAAATTATGAGGTCCAGCGGTCTGGATCATCAAAACACCAGTAGTAGGATTATATGTTGTACCACCAGATACAGCAGTATGATTATCAGTAAGACTTCTAGGATATGCATGATCTGATGATTGACCATCTTGATCACAACGGAAAGTAAGTGCATTCTCTGCTAACTTAATACTGTCTCCCTGTGAAAGGGTATGTGATCCAATAACGATCTGCATATTACCCGTAGTTGGGTTGTATGAAGCACCAGTTGGAGTGTAATTTACTATAGGAGTGCTGCCAACATTTACATCGAAAGTATTTTCTGTGATGTTAGATACATCCATCCACTTACCTGATACAGGGTCGGATGAACGTGGATAGGTATGATCTGTAGCATAGTCATCCATCTCACATTTGAATGTAATTCCATCATCATCAATCTTAACTTTTTCACCTAGATTGAATCCATGCTTAGGAACAGTAACAGTCATCTTACCACTTGATGCTGTATATGATGCATCGATGATAGTATGTGATGTTTGACCAGTAGCAGCATTAACGAAGTTGTGAGCAAACTGATTTGAACTAGCAGCAACACCAACATCAACAGTGATTGTTTTCTCTGTAGAATGAACTATATGAAGTGGTACATTATATGCAGGATCACTAGATCTTGGATATGCATGATCTGTAGCGTAGTTGTCTTGTGCACAACGGAATGTTAATGAATTTGCTTCAAGTTTAACAGTCTCACCAGCATGTCTAATACCATTCTTTGCAGCAGCAACGAAGGCATGTGATGTAGTGTTAGTTGGTGAAGTTCCCTGAAGAATATTACATTCAAATGTATTTGTTTGTACGTTTGATATAGTAATAAACTTATCACTAGCAGGATCAGAAGCACGTGGATATGTGTGCTCAGTTTGATTACTATCCTGACCACATGTGAATGTTAATGAATGATCAGCAACCCTTATCTTATCACCATTAGCAAATCCATGATTAGGAACAGTAAGAGTTAATAAACCACTAGAAGCATTATAAGTAGCACCCGTTGCTGTATGATCTGTATGACCACGAAGACCGTGAGGTCCAGGTGTGGTAAGAGTCATATAACCAGTTGTCTGATTATACTCAGCATTAGATACATCCCACTGTACTATTGGAGATTTACCAACAATAACTTCGAATGTGTTTGTTGTGACAGAGGTAATTGTTAACCACTTATTTGCAACAGGATCACTCTTTCTTGGATATGTGTGGTTGGAAGATCCACTATCCATTGTGCACTGGAATGTTAATGAATTAGGAGCAATCTTAATTTGATCACCAGCAGTAAATCCATGACTGTTTAGAGTCATTTTCATTACACCAGTCTTAGCATTATACTGTGCACCAGTTACCTGATGTGTAGTTGATGCAGCAAAGTTATGTCCACTAATTTCCAGTGTCATTACACCAGTTGTAGGTACATAAGTTGCATCAGTAGCAGTATGTTGTGTTGATCCTACAGAATCAACATTAATAGAGGTATTGAAGAATGGATCTGCTCCACCATCTCCTGCGATTCTTCTAGGATATGTTTTCTGTGCAGAGTTTCCATCCATTGCACAAGTAAACTTCAGAGTTTCAGCACCAAGTTTTAACTTATCACCTGTCTTCAATCCGTGTGATCCAATGGTTAGAACCATTACACCAGTTTGATGATCATAAGTTGCAGTTGATACATCATAATTAACATTTGGTGTTGAACCAACGTTGATAGTGATTGATCCGTCTTGCTTCTCTAATCCATTGTTAGAAGCACTAACAAATATATGTGCAGATTTATTAGGGGAAGCACCGATATTAACTTGGAATGAACTTCCTGATACTCCAGAAATAACTAACCACTCATCACTGAATGGATCTGTTGCACGTGGATATCTATGCCATGTATCATGTTGATCAGCAGCACATGTGAATACTAATGATCCATCTGCAATTCTAACTCTGTTACCATTAGAGAATCCATGATCAGGTATCTGGATAACTAAGTTACCAGAACTAGGATCATAAGTTGCACCTGTAACTGTCTTAGATATAGTACCAACTTCCTGAATTACAATATTAGTATTTCTAGTTGGATCGGATGCTCTTGGATAAGTATGGTTTGTACCATTATTATCCATACTACATGTGAATGTTAAAGAATCATCAGCAAGTTTAATTGTTGATTTTTCAGTTAGATTATGTAAACCAATATTCAACCACATATCACCAGTTTCAGGATTATATGTAGCAGCAGTTGGAGTGTAATTAACAGCAGCAGTTGTTCCAACATTTACGGTAACGGTACCGTCTTGACTCTTAACACCACCAGTTACAGCAGAAACAAAGGTATGCTGATATAGTGGGTTGAATTGAATAGCACCAGCAAGAGCAGACTGCCATACGTGAGTTGTGTTATTAGAAGAAACACCAACGTCAATAGTAATAGTTGTACCAGTTATTGCAGTAACAGGAACATGCTGTTCGAATGATCTATCACGCTTTTGCTTAATTCCATTAGCAGTACCACTTACAAATGTATGAGTAGTTACGTTTGTAGAAGGTGTAGTTGTTAAGACTTTAACTGTAAATGTTTGTCCAACAACAGCGGAAACTTGTAACCACTTACCACTTACAGGGTCAGTAGATCTTGGATATGAATGGTTGCCACCACCCTCTAAACAAGTAAAGGTTACAGCATTATCTTCAAACATTACCCAGTCACCTACCTTAATACCATGTGTGGTTCCTGTGTCAACAACCATGAGACCTGTAGTTGGACTATATGTTGTACCAGTAGTAGCCTGATGTGTATCAATTATATTTCTTGGATATGCATGATCGCTTGCTTGACCATCTTCATCACAACGGAAGGTTAATCCTCCAGTCTTGATCATAACTTTAGAATCGACAGAAAGATCATGAGATCCGATTGTTAACTCAAGAAGACCAGTAGTCGGAGTGAATGCTGCAGCAGTTGGAGTGTACTCAATAACTGGAGCAATATGTACATCAACTTTAAAACTATCGTTCCATGCTTCTGTTACTGGTAACCACTCGTCACTAGCATAGTCAGTATATCTTGGATATGGATGTAGTGATTGATGATTATCAGCATCACATGTAAATGTAAGTGCACCATCTTCAATTAAGACAGAATCATTTGCTTTCTCAAATGTTGATTTAGTAATTGCGTTACTTGCAGTTCCACCATTATATGTGTGGACTGTTGTATTTGTAGAAGGAGCATTTGCCAATACCTGAACATCGAGTGTGTCAGTAGTAACATTGAATGCTCTAACATGTCCTGCAGCAGCAGGGTCAGCATGTGTAATTCCGTTAGCAGCACCACTTACAAATACGTGAGCACTAACGTTACTTGAAGGAGTAATCTCAAGTACTTTGACTTCAAATGTACTTGCTGTAACATTTGATATTCTTAAGAACTTACCACTAGCAGGGTCAGATGAGCGAGGATATGTGTGGTTAGTAGCATTGTTATCTCTTGCACAAGTAAAGGTTAATGCGTTATCAGCAAACTTAATCCACTCACCATTTGCTAAGTTATGAGCAGAAGTTGTTGTGATGCTCAATATACCTGTAGTTGGATTATATGTTGTACCTGTAGTAGCCTGATGTTGTGATACTTGTGCACGAGGGTAACTATAAGTACCCCCACCTTGTGTGCAAGTAAAGTCTAATGAACCGTCAGTAATCTTAATAAATTCGCCATTCTCAATTCCGTGTCCTGCACTAGTAAGTGACATTACACCTGTTGTTGGATTGTAGTCAGCAGCAGTTACATTTAACTGAGCAGTAGCAACAAACTTATGTTGACCAGCAGCAGCAGTCTTACCAATCTGTACTTCAAATGTACCGTCAGTTATATTGAATACAGGTAACCACTTATCACTAGATGGGTCAACACCCTTACGTGGATATGTGTGGTTTGTATTGTAGTTATCATTATCACACTGGAATGTTAATGCATCATGTGAGAACTTAATTCTATCTCCATTTCTGAAGTTATGATTAGCAACGGCTAATTTCATAATACCAGACTCAGGATCATAATCTGCATCAGATACAGTATATGCTTCTGATTGTCTTAATCCATGTCCAGCAAGAGTTAAAGTTAATGCACCTGTTTCAGCATTATAATCTGCATCTGTTGGTGTATATGCAGTACTACCAACGGCAGTAATTGCTAATCTTTCATTGTATGAAGGATCAGTTTCACGAGGATAACTATGCTCTGAAGCATGACCATCTTGATCACAAGTAAAGATTAATGCATTTGCATCTATAGAAATAGAATCATTAGTAGTTAAATTATGTGATGGTAGAGATAATACTAGATTACCAGTTGCAGCATCATATGTTGCATCAGATGGAGTAAACTCAGTTACAGGTGTTAAATCATTATCTCTTGTATAACGATATACTGCTTCTTCAGCAACAAAACGAGAGTTGTTGAGAATTAACTGATAAGTATCAGCAGACTTATTGACATTAATACCACCAACTAACTGTGATGCTTCCATAGTAGGATTGTCACGATCCTTACTATTATAAGGATAATGGTCTAATTGTTCAAAGAATGTCTGAACCTTACCGTGAAGATTTTGACCACGTGCAATAATTGGAATATTACGCATCGCCTGAATTGCCATATCTCTTGCCTGATTAAAGGCATATATTGGCATCTGATTTGTTAAATGATATGTTGATGCACTTCTATAGAAATCAGCAGCATCCCAAACTCTACTGTTTCCACCGTACTTCATATTGAAGACCATAGAACGTAGGAAGTCACATACATCATCCGTACAAGACTTATCACCATTAGTGATATGAAGTTGTGGATATTGAATATTTGCACGATATACTGCTTCTTCTGAGATGAATCTAATATTACGTTCTATAATATTAGCAGCATCAATTTGTCTTGAAACAACTGGGTTTTGATCGTATGAACTAACACCAGGATCATTAGCACCAACAAGTGTATTAACATCACCAACACCTTGAGCATAGAAGTTATCACGTCCAAAAGCATTTCTCATTGTGAGAATTGCCATATCTCTTGCTACCTTATAAGTGTAGATAGATGCATCTTCTTCATCCTTAATATGTTTGATACTATTATTTTCTGGTTCGATATAGTAGTTCGAAGCATCCCAAACCTTACTATTACCACCAAGACGAAGATCGTGAATAACTGCGTCAAGATAGTCATTAACATCATCAACACAATCTTGCTGAGTTTGACCTGCAGGATAAGTATGATCTTGGAATCTAGCAGTATCGTTCATTGTATGAACTGCTTCCCAAGCAATTTGATCCTTATTCCTTTCGATCATATCAGCTGCATCTAGGAATCTATCTCCATCAGAGCGTCCTGGATCATAACCTTGTGAATCAGGTAGGAAGGTTATTGTATCCCAATCAGCATCAGTATTATGAACTGTAGTAGGAGCAAGTTGTGTGTATACAGCAGTGTAGTAATCATCTATATTTGTTTGACCTTGATTACTATCAGGTGAATTACCAAACTGAACTAGAAGTTGGTTTGCTGCTTTAATTGATAAGAACTTAGTAAATTCAATAGCATCCAACATTGGAAGAAGTTCTTCATCTACATGAAGGATATCCTTCTCCTCATTTAAATACCTGTCAATAACTTCATTAGTACCAGCATTACCACCAGTAATTAGATCGGCAATAATACCAGGAATAACGAAGTCTTTAATATCTCTTTCACAATATGGTTGACCATAACCAGGCATCTCTAACTTATCATAAGTTGTGCCATTAATTTCGACTTGCCACTTATCCTGAATATAACCAGCAACCTCTTCAGCAATGAAATCACGGTTCTGCCACATAGCATCACCAGCATCACGATATCTGTCACCAGTAGGTCCAAGAATATCAAGAATACCATTAACTAATGATGTAACTTCATTCTGTACGGTTGAAGATGCAGGAGATGAGAAGTTGTTAGGAACACGTAATCTATCAGTATACTTAACAGTCTCATAGTTCTCTAAATCACTACTTGTTGTAGTGATTACAAAGTTCATTATCTCTCCAACTTTCTGCCAAGCATACAGAGTTTGTAGGAGTTCTTTATTAACGAAATCTAATCCACCAGTTGCAGTTAAGTATCCTTTAGCAGCAACAGTAGTATAGTAGTTACCACCATACTTAAGATCTTTAATGATAGCATCGATGATATACTCTTCAGTATCCCTTAAGCAATAGTAAGTACCAAGGTAGTTATTAGTTGAAGGATCATCACCAGGAATAGTAAAGTCCGAGAACTTAGCCTTCATCATTGCAACAGCAGTCTCAGAAATCCACTTATCATTCTGTAGTATGGATGCTGCAGCACGACGATGCTCATCTCTACCAAGATCTACATCTTCAATAATTACACGA